GTAACGGTAGCAAAAAACTTGGTTGAGAAAGTCCGTGTTATGCATGACCTATTACCAGTTTGGTTAAGAGATGGTGGTAATAGTTCAGTTGAAGATAATAAACTATCACTCAAACTTAAAAATGGTTCTCAATGTAAAGCAATAGCATCTTCGCCTGATGCCGGACGTTCGGAAGCCCTATCACTACTTGTTGTGGATGAGGCGGCATTTATTCGTGATATTGATGAAATATGGTTATCAGCACAATCAACACTATCTACGGGTGGTGCCGCAATTGTCCTATCTACACCAAACGGTGTCGGTAACTGGTTTCATAAAATGTGGGTAGATGGTGAAAGTGGAGCAAACGGATTTCATAATATAAGATTACACTGGACAGTTCATCCTGAAAGAAATCAAGATTGGAGAGATGAGCAGACTCGTATTTTAGGAATTAAAGGAGCAGCACAAGAATGTGATTGCGACTTTGTAAGTTCTGGTGATACTGTAATAGACCCACAATTACTTATGTGGTACAAAGATACATATGTAGTAGACCCTATTCAAAAACGTGGATTTGATGGAAACCTTTGGATATGGGAACACCCTAATTACAACCGTCAATATATGGTAGTAGCCGACGTTGCGCGTGGCGATAGTTCAGATTATTCGGCAGCTCAAGTAATTGATATTGAAGATTGTTCTCAAGTAGCAGAATATCGTGGGAAAATAGAAACAAAAGATTTTGGAAATTTTTTAGTAAGTTTAGCAACCGAATATAATAACGCACTACTTGTAATTGAAAACGCAAATGTGGGTTGGGCATGTATTCAACAGGTAATAGATAGAGGATATGCAAACCTATTTTATATGAGTAATGACCTTAAATATATAGATGTTGAGAGGCAAATGACGAATAGATATTATAGAGAAGAAAGGCAAATGGTGGCTGGTTTTTCAACTACTGCAAAAACACGTCCGCTTATTATCTCATCGCTTGATTCGTATATTCAAAACAAAGATATTCTAATTCGTTCTGTTCGTTTAATAGATGAACTATTTACATTTATTTGGAATGGTGGAAGAGCAGAAGCTATGAAAGGATATAACGATGACCTTACAATGTCTATGGGAATTGGACTTTGGGTAAGAAACACAGCATTACGATTAAAACAAGAGGGAATTGATTTGACAAAGAGTATGTTAAATTCAACTCAAATAAGTAATTACAACGGAGTATATACAATAAATAGTATGAAACAAAATCCATATGAAATGGATATAGGTAATAAAGAAAAAGAAAATTTAACTTGGTTACTTCGCTAATTTATTTATATTTATAGATTGAAACCTTTAACATATGAAAATAAGTACACTAAACGAAATAATAAAAGAATTAGAAAATCCTTGTTGGAAAGGATATGAGCAAGTAGGAACAAAAAATAAAAATGGTAAAGAAGTACCAAACTGCGTACCTGTAAAAGAAGAAACGCAAGAACTAAATTGCGATGAAAACGGAAATTGTTGGGAAGCAGAACCACCACGATATCAAAGTACATCTATGGGATATAGAGAAATGAATGAGGAAGAAGAAATAGATGAATATGATGTTGAAACCATAGAAGAGGAAAAGGATTTTATAAAGTTTATGAGAGAGTATAATCAATTACTTTCCGAAGCAACTTGCCCGTGTTTGTTAGAAGCAGAGTATCAGGGACGTACTGTAAAGTTAGGTAAACCAATGCAAGGCGATGTTAAGAAATTCAAAGTGTATGTTCGTAACGATAAGGGTAATGTGGTTAAGGTTAATTTTGGTGACCCTAATATGAGAATTAAAAAATCAAATCCAGAAAGACGTAAATCATTTAGAGCTAGACATAATTGTGATAGTCCCGGACCACGTTGGAAAGCTCGCTATTGGTCTTGCCGTAAATGGTAATTTGGCGATTCCAAAAATTATACATATATTAGTAGTTAAAATTTTCAAATGGCAGATAAAACATTTTTTAGTAGGTTACAAAAATTATTTTCAACCAATACAATAGTCCGTAAGACGAGTAAAGGTACGAAGATAATTGATACCGATGAATATCAAAATATGACAACAAACCTGGTAGACAGGTTTATGAAATTAAAGGTTACTAACTATGCTTCGGGTCAAATCGACTCCTCATTGGCATATCAGCAAGTTCGTATAGACCTTTTCCGTGATTACGATTCAATGGATCAGGACCCAATTATTAGTTCTGCTTTGGATATTTACGCTGATGAAACTACCGCAAGAAATGAATTTGGTAATGTATTAAAAATTCATCACCCAGATGATAATGTAAAACAAATACTTGAAAATCTTTTTTACGATATTCTTAATGTAGAATTTAATCTTTGGCCTTGGACAAGAAATCTTGTTAAATATGGTGATTTATTTTTACAATTAGAAATAGCAGAAAATACTGGTATAGTTAATGTATTTCCATACTCACCATATGAAGTAACCCGTGTAGAAAATTTTGACCCTGAAAACCCACAAAGAGTAAAATTTGTATATGCTCCATACCAAAATCCATTGGGAGCTTATGGTATGAGTTCTAAAAAAGAATTTGAAAATTTTGAGGTTGCACACTTCAGATTAAATAATGATTCAAACTTTCTACCATATGGAAAATCAATGATTGAGGGTGGACGTCGTATTTGGAAGCAATTATCTCTAATGGAAGATGCTATGTTAATTCATAGAATAATTAGAGCACCAGAAAAGCGTATATTCAAAATTGATGTAGGTAATATACCACCAAACGAAGTGGATAACTACATGCAAAAAATCATAAATAATTCTAAAAAGACTCCATTTGTTGATGAGAGAACGGGCGATTACAACTTAAAATATAATATCCAAAATTTAATGGAAGACTATTATATGCCTGTTCGTGGCTCGGATAATGGTACAGCTATTGATACACTAAAAGGTATGGAATATACAATGATTGAGGATATTGATTACCTTAAAAACAAATTAATGGCATCACTTAAAATGCCAAAAGCATGGTTAGGATATTCCGAAGATACAAATGGTAAAGCAACTCTTGCGGCTCTTGATTCTCGTTTTGCAAAAACTATTGAAAGAGTACAAAGGGTAATTATTTCTGAGCTAACAAAAATAGCAATTGTTCACTTATATTCACAGGGAATAAATGATGACCGTTTAACCGATTTCAGTCTTGAACTGACTCTACCATCTAAAATATATGAACAAGAGAAGGTTGAACTATATACATCTAAAATATCTTTGATTGAATCAATGCAAAGAACTAAAATGTTATCAAAAGAATGGATGTATGAAGCAATTCTTGGAATGGCAAAAGATGAGCAAGATGAACAAACACTTGCTATATTAGAAGATACAAAGCAGGCATTCCGACTTCAATCAATAGAAACGCAAGGTGTAGACCCGGCACAACAACCCGAACAACCAACTAATGTAGAAGAAGAAATCCAAAAAATAAAAGAAGAATTGGAAGAGGAAGGTAAAGTAGGACGCCCAAAAGACCCCGTAAGATATGGCAAAGATGACCATCCACTTGGTAGAGACCCACTCGGAATTAAAACTCTTAAACAAAAAGAGGATTCTGTAAAATACAAACCAAGAAAACCGTATCAGGAGATATTCAAAGATATGGATGGAAATAAGAAGAAAATAATAAACGACTAATACCCTATTGTTATTAAATTGGTTTCCTTTTATATTTATATGAAACCAATAATCAATAATGGCAGGTATTTTAGAAATTAGGCGTGGTTCAAGCGTTATAAGTTTGGCCGATGGCGAATTTTACTTAAATGGGGGTATAAATGCTGTACAAATAGGTAGTGGATCTTCTATAATTACATTATTACCATTAAATAAATCTATAAATGGAGATATAATTCTTAATGGAAATGTATTCGCTAATAATTTAACAGGATCTGGCGCTCTTGGTTCTGGAATAACAGCCACTGGAACAGTTGGTGGTATTGAATCCGGCCAAACATTTGGCTCAGGAACAGATTTTACAACATTGTGGCAAGATTTACTAGCACCATATGTTTCATCATCGATGAGTAATCTAATTCTTAAAAATGGATTAACTAATATATCAAGTACAGATAGAGAAGTTGGCTCATCTTTTAGTTTTAATACATATGAATTAAATTCTACAACCGATTCAAATAGCGCATATGCTATCAACGCATCTGTAACTATGAGTGGAGCAACAAATGGTACTAATCGTACAGATAGTATAGGAACATTATCTGCAACAAAAACATCTATAATAGGTTCGGTAACACCATCACGAAACACAGTTGGTAACATAACATTTACGGTTAATGCAAGAACACCAGATAATACTAAAAACATTACACCTTTGGTATTAAACTATGCGTTCAAATTCAGAAATGTATTAGCAGCTAGTACAACTGATGTAACGAATAATACAACTGCTCAAACGGTTTATAATGAATTGGTTGATTCCGAATTAACAGACTCGGTTAGTTGGACAGCGGTTTGCTCAAATGATAATGCTGATACAAGCAAATATACTTACATTATATATCCATCTACTTATGCTGATTTAACAACTATTTCTAAAGGATTGAGCGATGTTAGAACAGCATTTACAAATATAGGAACATATACTATAACTAATGGTAGTTCTGTATCTACAACATACAAAATATATAAATCAACACAGCCAGGGGCTTTTAGACTTGGTGATATACTAACTATTTCATAATATGCCACTATATTTTCCAGATAGACTAGAAAACAATAATCCAAATTATCCTATTGCCGATATAAGTGATATACGGGGTAATGCTATTACACTTACAAATTTATCTCAAACTGGCAGTAGTATACCTGAACCAAAAAGAAAAACAGGCACTATTATATTTGTTAGTAGCACGCAAAAGTATTATGCGTTTTATGGCGCTACCACGTCAAGCGCTAATTGGAATAATACGGGAAATTGGAAAGAATTAGCATTTGAATCAGAACTTGGTAGCTATATTACAACCGGTAGCGTAGGAAGTACGCAAATAATTTCGGGTTCATTAACGATTCAACAAGGCATAACCGGATCGGTTCAAACCGCATCATTTACTCCAAATGCATATGTATCGGCATCATACGATAATGGAAATTTACAATTATTTAGAGGAAATTCTACTAGTAGTTCATTTTTATTAAATTCAGGTGCATTTTCTGGATCATTTAATGGTAATTTAATAGGTACAGCAAGTTGGGCCACAAATGCATTAACTGCATCATTTTTTAGTGGGTCTATTACAAATGCAATTACAGCTTTAACATCATCATATCCGATAGCGCTTACGGGATCTACTTTATATAGTTATGGTTCAAATATATTGGGTAGTACGGCTTATAATGTTAATCCTAATGATAACATAATGCTTGGTTCACAAGCGGGATTAAATATAAACACACCAACTAGTATTTCAACTATTTTTATAGGAAAACAAGCCGGTCAATATGCAGATGGAACTTTTAGATCTATTTTTATAGGTGAAAGTGTGGGCGTAAATAGTAGCGCATCTTATAGTCATTTTATAGGATTTAATGCTGGTAATTCAAGCGGAAATTTAATTGGTTCAACATTTATTGGGCTTAGGGCGGGTAGATTTGCCATAAGCGCAAGCTATTCAACAATAATAGGACATAATTCGGGTACTGATGGTGTTTCTACTGCCGGCAGTGTAGGTAGAAATAACATAATTATTGGTACTGCTGTAACATTGGAACCGAATAGACGTGATTCTATAAACATAGGTGGAATTATATTTGGAACTGGATCATATTTTTCTACAACAACAATATCAAGCGGTTCAACCGATGGTAAAATAGGTATAAATGTAGTAAATCCTCAAAGTAATTTTGATGTAAGCGGGTCGGTTAGATTAAGAAGTTTAGTTAGCCAATCCGCATCACATATTGTTGCATACGATTCATCTTCCGGCCAACTAAGTTATATTTCAACGGCATCATTGGGTAGTGGTGGCAGTACATTTCCGTTTAATGGTAATGCCGTAATAACCGGCTCTTTGGTTGTAAGCGGTAGCGGAGTAACCATAACTGGATCTTTGAATGTATTAGGTACTGCATCGTTTACTAATATAATTTATGAAAATATACAAGTAGTAAATGCGGTATCTACTGGCTCAAATACTTTTGGAAATACACCGGATGATATTCAGAGACTTATAGGAACGACCGTTGCGACCGGTAGTTTACAAGTCACAGGATCTACTACAATATCAGGATCACTATCAGTTTCAAATGGTATAACGGGTTCTTTATTTGGAACTGCAAGTTGGGCACAATCGGCATCGGTAGCAATATCCGCTTCATTTGCAAATAGTGCATCTTTCGCAACATCAGCAAGCTGGGCACCGATACCATCATTAGAGCAAGTAACAAATGTTGGAAGTTCATCTGTTAATACGATAGTTATTAGTGGAAGTGATAAAGGGATTGATATATTTGATGGAGCAAATACTTCATATGCACAAATTAGAACAACTGATTCTGGAATTACATTTCAAAATTCATCAAACCCAAATCCGTATTTTTATGTATATGAAAATGGTAATAATACAGCAGCAATTCGTATTGGTGGAGGAGGATTATCTAGTACTGGATCTGTAATAGATGGTTCGCAATTAGGGGGCGGCTTAAAATATCATTACCTACCAAATGCAAATGGAACATTCGTTTTAAGAGTAAATGGTGTAGCAGCGGATAGTTCCGGTAATATTACAATACCCACCGGAAGTAATATAGATACATCATCATTTGTAACTAACTCACAAACTTCGAGCTTCGTAACCAATTCGCAGACTAGCTCTTTTGTATTAAACTCACAGAC